GATGCCATCAACCACTAAGATGATACTTGCCACCGGGAAGGACGTTCCGTTCCTCTACTTCTTGATTAAGGAAGGCCAGGAGTGGTTTGTCCCGTCGGATCATGTCGTTGAAATTGTAGAGATTTGGAAAGGCGGGTGTGCTGATGAGAGCTGATCGCCAGGGTGGACACCGTGTTGCCTTTGAGAAGAACAAGAAGATCATCCTCAAGACTCAGAATGTTTGTGGCATCTGTGGTCGCCCGGTTGATAAGAATCTCAAGGCGCCAGATCCAATGAGTCCAGTCATTGATCACATCATTCCGTTGAACAAAGGCGGGCATCCATCAGACATTACCAACCTGCAGCTGGCACACTGGACTTGCAACCGTCAGAAGTCTGACAAGCTAGTCAAGGAACCGACCAAAGAGCCTCAAGTGCTTGGTAATCGAAACCTTCCACAAAGCATTGATTGGACTTCTTACAGGTCTTAATCACTGATGGACGATTAGATGTCGTCATTCAATAGAGGGGGGATATCCCCCTCCCCGCACTTGCCGGCGCAGTTCACGCCGTCACTGTACATTTTTTCTCACGCCGATTCGAGGAGGTGCCGCAAATGGCATTAGTTGGTCTTCCATATTTACAAAATAAGCTGAATATTCACCGATCGCGGGTGAATTTACGTTATAAACAGTACGCAATGAAGTATGTCGAGCCACAAGTGGGGCTGACCATTCCTGCGAGCGCTCGTTATCGTTATCGATCGGTGCTCGGCTGGTGTGCTAAAGGCGTGGACAGTCTGGCTGATCGCTTGGTGTTTCGAGAATTCACAAATGATAACTTCGAAGTCAACGAAATATTCCAAGCGAATAACCCTGATGTGTTCTTTGACAGCGTGATTTTGTCGGCATTGATCGCGGCTTGCGCGTTTGTTTATATTTCGCCAGACAAAGACGGGTTCCCACGACTGCAGGTGATCGAAGCCAGCAACGCAACCGGCGTTATCGACCCGATCACTGGGCTTTTGACTGAAGGTTACGCAGTGCTTGAACGCAATAAGTACAACAATCCAGTCTTAGAAGCTTATTTCTTACCGGATGTCACGAAATATCATTATGTCAGCAAGGATAAGGCAGACTTTGAGTTGAAAAACGATGCCGGTCACCCATTATTGGTACCGGTGATCCATCGACCGGATGCGGTTCGTCCTTTTGGCAGATCGCGCATTTCTCGGGCGGGGATGTACTATCAAAGTTACGCCAAGCGGACGTTGGAGCGATCAGATATCACTGCGGAATTTTACAGTTTCCCGCAGAAGTATGTAGTGGGATTGAGCAATGATGCTGAGCCGTTGGACAGCTGGAAAGCAACCGTGTCGTCGATGCTCCAGTTCACAAAAGACAGTGACGGCGATTCACCGAAGCTTGGTCAATTCACCACGTCTTCCATGTCGCCATTCACTGAACAGTTGCGGACAGCTGCGGCCGGTTTTGCTGGTGAAACTGGATTGACAATGGATGACTTAGGCTTTGTTTCGGACAATCCGTCATCAGTTGAAGCCATCAAAGCCGCCCATGAAGGTTTGCGATTGGCAGGAAGTAAAGCACAACGATCACTCGGATCGGGGTTGCGTAATGTTGCTTACACTGCAGCATGTCTCCGCGACAAGTTTGAATATGATCGTAAGCAATTCGTGTCCACTGAAATCAAGTGGAAACCATTGTTCGAGGCAGACGCAAGCACACTTGGATTGGTTGGCGATGGTGCCATTAAAATCAATCAAGCAGTGCCAGGCTTCTTTAATGGTGACACGATCAGTGATTTGACTGGTGTGAAAGGGGCTGAGACTGATGGCGGACGATATAGTACCGAGCCTGCTGAAGGTGATCAACCAGCAGTTTGATGCGCAGGCCAATGCGAGCAAAAAGTTGCGGAATGCAGCTAGACTGCTAAAGAATTCAAAAGCAACGTATCGAACAGCTAACTCGTTTGCCATCGACACTGGGAATATCTTGGCGGAAATATTAAAGCGAAACCTAACTGTAGCCAATCTACCCGATCAACAGCTGTATTACAACATTGCCAATCGGGTTTTGAATTCAACGCTCAAGAAAAACTTTGATTTGATATCGGGATTTTCGGGGGATGTTCAGAAATTATTGAATGAACAAGCAGAAATCAGATTGAAGGTTCAGGCGCCGACACTTAATCAAGATCGTATTGATGGACTTGTGAACACCTTGTCTGATGAAACTGATTTCGACAGAATAAAATCTTTTCTTGAGGATCCGGTAATCAACTTCTGTCAGTCGATTGTAGATGACTCAATTGATGCGAACTGCAAGTTTCAGTCAAAGGTAGGTCTCCATCCGTTGATCACAAGACGGCTGATGGGGAAAGCCTGTGACTGGTGCAAAAATCTTGCAGGCACTTATGATTATGCTGACTTGCCAGAAGATATTTATCGCCGTCATCTTCGATGCAGGTGCGTTGTTGAGTACGATCCAGGTACTGGAAAACGCCAAAATGTTTGGTCGAAGAAGTGGCACGATACTAGCCAAAATGATAAAATTAAGGCGCGAAAGATTGCAGGCTTAACTGTGTCAGGTAACGGCTCGGTTATTAAGATGAACTTGCAATTTTTCAGTGAGAAGGACCTATCGCGGCAAAGTACAACATCTCTGCAACGCGGAGTACGTAACCTTCAAAGCGAAATTGAACTTCATCGTCAAAAAATTGCCAGTCCAGAACAATTTGTGGCTGAGTGGGAGTCTTATTCCCCTGTCCATAAGCAAGGACTAATTAAGCATTGGAATAAAGAAATTAGTAATTTTAGTGATTCAGTTGAGAATCGCAAGCAAGAGTTGAAAAAACGAGGTGAAACTTATGACCAGTAAACTTGATGAACAAACTGTCAAAGAGTTGATTGCCCGTCTGATTGATAATGCGAACGAAACACAAAAGGAATACCGGAAAGATAAAAAATCCGAGTTTAATTCAGGGAGGGCACTTGCATACTACGAGATGCTTGATACCTTAAAGAATCAGTTGATCATTGATGATGCCGATTTAAGTGAATTCGGTTTGAATATTGATCTTGATAAAACTTACCTGTAGCATCTGGCCAGTGGCGTTAGATGCTATTTTTGTACCCTCATTGACCCAAGCATGTCACTAAACTGCGGGATTGAAGGAGGATCATCATGACTACTCAAGTGAGACTTGGTAATCAGCATCCTACTCAATCGGTAATTTTGCCATATGCTGAAAGTAAGTATCGTCAAGCAATTGATCAGTATGAAAAATCTGATCGCACTGCGCAAGAGTGGCAAGTTGAACTATCAAAGCATGTTTTCGCAGTTAATTCTGATGGCTTATGGACCCACACGAAATTTGGTTACTCGCTACCACGCCGTAATGGTAAAAACGAGGTCGTGGTGATCCGTGAGTTGTATGGACTGTTTGATGGCGAACAAATGCTGCACACTGCGCATCGCACAACGACCAGTCACTCATCTTGGGAGCGCCTGAAGCGCATTCTGGATAAGTCAGGCGTTGTCTACGATTCAACCCGTGCCACAGGCCGCGAACGCATCGAATTGCCAGAAACCGGCGGTCGTGTTGAGTTTCGAACGCGGACATCCACAGGTGGCTTAGGTGAAGGATTTGATTTGTTGGTAATTGATGAAGCTCAGGAATACACCACTGATCAAGAATCAGCGCTGAAGTACGTGGTGTCAGATTCTAAGAACCCTCAGACATTGCTTTGCGGGACACCGCCGACACCGCTATCGAGTGGCACTGTCTTCGTTAGTCTGCGCAATGCCGCACTTGAACACAAGCTGGAGAACACCGGCTGGGCTGAGTGGGGCGTTGCGGATGAATCAGACGTCCATGATCGCGAGCTTTGGTATTTATGCAATCCGTCCCTAGGAACGATCATGACCGAGCGCTCGATTCAGGATGAAGTTGGGTCGGACACGTTGGATTTTAACATTCAACGGCTAGGATTGTGGATCCAATACAATCAAAAGTCTGCGATTTCTGCAAATGAATGGAATCAGCTGCAGGTGAAATCAATGCCAGTATTGCGTGGACCGTTGTTTGTTGGGATCAAGTACGGAAACGATGGCACGAACGTGTCGCTAAGCGTTGCCGTGCGCACGTTATCACGCAAGATCTTCATCGAGGCAGTGGATTGTCGATCGGTACGCGAGGGCAATCAGTGGATCATCAGCTTTTTGAAACGATCTGAACCTGCGATCGTGGTGATTGATGGCGCGGGTGGTCAAAACAACCTTGCTGCTGAAATGAAAGATTTTGGCTTGAACAAACCAGTTTTGCCAACCGTTAAGGAGATCATCAGTGCCAATGGCCTTTGGGAACAAGGCATTTATCAGCAAGAATTGCGACACAGCGGTCAGCCATCACTTGTACAAGTGGTCACCAACTGCGCGAAACGTAACATCGGATCCAACGGCGGATTTGGGTATAAGTCTCAGTTTGACGATATGGATATCAGCCTTATGGACAGTGCGTTATTAGCACATTGGGCTTGCGCAACGACCAAGCCTAAGCAAAAGCAAGTTGTACGTTATTGAGATCTCAAATGAGGTCTCTTTTTAATTACCGATACCACCGGGTAAGTGGGAGAAAGGATTTTACAATGTCAGAATTTACACCGATCACGACGCAAGAAGAACTCAACAAGGTCATCGAAGCGCGTCTCGCACGCCAAAAAGAATCGATCGAAGCCAAGTATCCTGATTACGATCAACTTAAATCCCGTAGTGCAGAATATGACACGCTCAAAGCTCGAAACACTGAATTGGAGACACAAAACAGCACCTTGCAAGCGGCGGCCAAAGAATCGAAGACCGCAGCTGATCAGCAGGCTGAAACGATTGCGGAGCTTAATACGCAAGTCGCTGATTTTCAACGTTCGGGTTTGCGAACCAAGATTGCACTGAAGAACGGCCTCCCATATGAACTAGCAGATCGCCTTGCTGGGGATGATGAAGCTAGCATCCAAGCTGATGCAGAACGCCTGGCATCATTCGTCGGTGGTAATCAAACGACACCACCACTCAAAGGACAAGAGAACAGTTCCGAGACTGGTGGCGCCTATCAATCGTTGCTGAATGGATTAAACCTAGAAGGAGAGTAAAAAAATATGTCAAACCCATTATCTCGAGGAAGCTTATTCGCACCAGAACTAGTTACGGATCTCATCAATAAGGTAAAAGGCAAAAGTTCGATTGCCGTATTGTCACAACAAAAGCCGATCCCATTCAACGGTCAAAAGGAATTCACGTTCACGATGGATTCAGATATTGATGTCGTTGCAGAAAACGGGAAGAAGTCTCACGGTGGTATTTCTGTAGCGCCGATCACAATTCTGCCAATCAAAGTGGAATATGGCGCTCGTATCTCTGATGAATTTATTTATGGATCTGAAGAGTACAAAATCGATGCGTTGAAAGCGTTCAATGATGGCTATGCAAAGAAGCTTGCCCGTGGCTTAGATATTATGGCGTTCCATGGATTGAATCCACGCTCAAAGACTGCATCAACTGTGATTGGTGATAATCATCTGGATAAAGTAGTCACCAATGTTGTCACCTTTGATCCAACCAACCCAGACGCCAATGTTGAAGCTGCAGTTGCTATGATTCAAGCTACTGAAGGTGCGGTGACCGGGATGGCAATTGATCCGACGTTCTCATCTGCATTAGCAGCAATGCGTACAGCGGATAACAATAATGTACGGTTATTCCCAGAACTTGCATGGGGAGCCAACCCAGGTAAAATCAACGGGATGCCAGCTGACATCAATACGACTGTTGGCGTTGGTACTGTCGATAATGCAATCATTGGCGACTTTGCTAATTCGTTCAAGTGGGGTTATGCAAAAGAAATTCCAATGGAAGTCATCCAATATGGGGATCCAGACAACAGTGGCCAAGATCTGAAGGGTTACAACCAGGTCTATCTTCGCTCTGAAACCTATATTGGTTGGGGAATCCTCGATGCCACCAGCTTTAGTCGTGTAATTCCAGCGCCAGCGGCTACCGCACCAACTACACCAGATGCAGGAACGGGTGAATAATATGCGATATCAAAACGTGAATAATGGTGTGATCATCAGTGTTCAATCGAAAATTGGTGGGAAAGACTGGATCCCTGTTGAAGAGGGTCAGGCCAAAAAAGTCCCAGCAAAGTCGGTCGCGCAAATTGTACCAAAAACTGAGCCTGCCGAGCCGGTATCGTCAGCTCACGCCAACGGGGATGACTTTGATGCGATCACTGTGAAGCAAATCAAGCAGGAACTAGATGCCAACGGGATTGCCTATAGCAAAACTGCCAAGAAGCAAGAACTTTACGACCTCATGATGGGGATGTGATCACTTGAATGATTTTGCAACCATTGAGGATGTTGAATTGCTTTGGCGTCCCTTGAAGCCTGGTGAAACAAATCGTGCAACCGAATTGCTGAAGGTGGTCTCTGATTCGCTCCGAGAAGAAGCTCGAAAAGTCGGCAAGGATCTTGATCAGATGGTTGCAGACCGGCCGAGCTTGGCGAGTGTTGCGAAATCAGTAACTGTTGATGTGGTTGGACGAACCTTGATGACTTCAACAGATCAAGAACCGATGACGCAAGCATCAGAAGGGGCGCTTGGGTATACTTGGTCAGGATCCTATTTAGTTCCCGGTGGAGGTATGTTCATCAAGAACTCTGAACTCACTCGACTGGGTTTGCGCCAGCAAAGATATGGGGTGATCGATTTTTATGGCCAGAATTAAAGGCGTTTCGGTAACTCTGATCGATAAGGTGCAAGATGGGGTGGATCCGTTTGGAAGACCGATCATGAAGGACGCCGAAATCACTGTCGAGAATGTACTTATTGCACCAACCTCCGCGGATGATGTGATTAGCGAGCTTAATTTGACCGGTAAAAAGGCGGTTTATACTTTAGCGATTCCCAAAAATGACAATCATGATTGGGAAGATAAAGAAGTCCGCTTTTTCAATCAGCGCTGGCATGTGTTTGGTGTTCCGCTGCAGGGAATTGATTCTCTGATCCCACTGGATTGGAACAAGAAAGTGACGGTTGAGCGTTATGGCTAAACAAGGTTTCGTTTTAAACCGTTCTGGCGTCGCAACCTTGATGAAATCTGCAGAGATGCAGAAAATTCTTGAGGAACACGCAACTGTGATCAAGAACCGAGTTGGCGAAGGTTACGGGCAAGACATTCATGTTGGGAAAAACCGTGCGAATGCAATGGTTTACGCCGAGTCTTATCAAGCGAAGCGCGAGAACATGAAAAATAACACACTTTTAAAGGCGGTGCGCTAATTGATCGAAGTCACATTGAAGCAATTCATGGACGGTCACTTAGCAGTGCCGTCTTTTTTTGAAAAGCCAACCGAGCCACCTGCCGAGTTTGTCTTGGTCGAAAAAACAGGTGGCGCAAGGAAAAATTATCTGGATTCAGGGACATTCGCATTTCAAAGTTATGCTGATTCGATGTTTGCCGCAGCGCAATTAAATGAATCAGTGAAGCAAGTCGTCAATTCGTTGATAACGCTTGATGAAATCGCTTGGGTGCGTCTGAATACCGATTACAACTTTACAGATACCACAACAAAAAAGTATCGCTATCAAGCAATATTTGATATCGGATACTATTAAGGAGAAAAATATGTCAAATGCAGCCAATGTTTCCACGGCAAAGCCGAGCGTTGGTGGCGCAATTTATTCGGCGCCACTTGGAACTACCTTGCCAGTAGATGCCGTATCAAAGCTTGACGCCACTTTTGCAAGTCTTGGATACCTCTCTGAAGATGGGCTATCAAACAAAGACACGCCTGATTCCGACGTGATCAAAGCCTGGGGTGGAGATCAAGTCGAAGTTGTCCAAAAAGGCAAATCAGATGAATTTACCTACACCTTAATCGAAGCTTTGAATGTAGATGTGCTCAAGGAAGTATATGGTCCTGATAATGTTTCGGGCACTTTGGATACCTTGATTAAAATCAAATCAAATTCCTCAACGTTGCCACCCCATGTGTTGGTGGCAGACATCATCCTCAAGGGCGGGATCCTAAAACGGGTAGTCATTCCTAATGGCCGAGTTACTGAAATTGGTGAAGTCAAATATGGGGATGAAGATGCTGTTGGGTATGAAACGACGCTTACTGCCGTTAATGACGGTGAGGGGAACTCGCATTACGAGTACATCCAAAAGCCAACGACTACAGCTGAAGTCACTGGAGGGACGAACTGATGTTGAAAGGTAAAACCAGTACTGGGTTTGAGTATGAGATCAGCGATGGTCGAATGAACAACTATGAATTACTTGAAGTCTTTGGACTGATGGAGAATGATGCCACGCTGATGCCTAAAGCGGTCACGATGTTGCTTGGCAAAGACCAGGCAGAACAATTGAAAAATCATGTACGGGATGAAGATGGTTTAGTCCCTGCGGATAAAATGGGCGATGAGCTCAAGGATATTTTCGCAGGGCAAAATCAAGTAAAAAAATCCTGATCCTTGCCAGAATGGTCAAAGCTGATGAGGACGCATTAATTTGCGACTTTGCAGAGACTTATCATATCTTCGACTACAAACGGCTGCCGCTTCCAACGGCGGCTGTTTTTGCGTGTGGATTGAAAGAAGACTCACGCGTTGTCAGGGTGATGAGTGATCAATTCGTATCAGCGGACACGCTTTTGTTAGCACGGATCACCGATGCGACGAATATGCTAGTCTGGCTAAATTCTCAAGACGCTCAGTCGGGAAAGAATCGACCAAACTCTATTGCTGATGCGTTGTTAGGTAACGTGAAACCGGACAGCAAGAACGAGATCAGTTTTGACTCTGGTGAGGAATTTGAACATACATGGCAAGCACTGACTGGAGGTGACGGGTAATGGCAACTGAATTAGGACAGGCATATGTTCAAATTATGCCTTCAGCGAAAGGCATTTCTGGCATGATCCAGAAACAACTCAATCCAGAGGCAGATACAGCGGGCCGGAGTGTTGGGAGTCGAATTGGGACTGGCATGAAAGTTGCCGTTGCTGCTAGTGCCGCCGCAGCAGGTGCAGTGATGATGAAGACCATCTCAGCATCATTATCGGAAGGCTCAAAGCTACAGCAATCTTTGGGTGGTGTGGAGACCTTATTCAAGGGGTCGGCAAACAAGCTTAAAGCTTATGCGAACGAAGCATATAAGACTTCCGGATTGTCTGCGAACGACTACATGGAGAACGTCACCAGCTTCAGTGCATCCTTACTGCAGTCGATGGGCGGTAATACGTCGAAGGCCGCAGATAAAGCGAACATGGCGATGATCGACATGTCCGATAACGCTAATAAGATGGGTACCAATATCGGTGATATTCAAAATGCTTACCAGGGTTTCGCCAAGCAAAACTACACCATGCTGGATAACCTCAAGCTCGGTTATGGCGGGACCCAGGAAGAAATGAAACGCCTGCTCAAAGATGCGACGAAGATCACTGGGGTCAAGTACAACATGAGCAACCTCAGTGATGTGTATAGCGCGATCCATGCAATTCAAGGAAAGCTAAACATCACTGGAACTACTGCTCGTGAAGCGGCGACGACTTTTAGTGGCTCGTTTGATTCCATGAAAAGTGCAGCCCAAAACGTGCTTGGCAAGCTTTCACTAGGGATGGACGTTGGACCAGATCTGAAAGCTTTAGCAACGACGACATCAACGTTCTTGTTCAAGAACGTTATTCCGATGGTCGGCAATATCATCAAAGGTATTCCAGGCGCCGTCAGTGAGTTCATCGCCGCTGCTGGTCCTGACCTGATGGCATCTGGCAAGCAATTGCTAGATAGCCTGATGTCTGGAATGAGCGGCGGTGGCGACACAAGTGGCATCGTTGCGTCATTAAATTCGATCGTGAACACAGTCAAAAGCGTGCTTTCAAGCCTCGACTTTTCTGGGTTTACAGCAATTGGTCAACAAATTCTGCCAGCACTGCAGGCTGGCTTTACTTCGTTTATGTCGATCGCAGGGCCAGCGATTGATGGTGTTGTGACTGCGTTTGGCAATTTGTGGAATGCGCTCCAGCCAATCGCGACAACGATCGCATCAATTTTAGTACCGGCGTTTCAAGTATTAGGTGCATTTTTAGGTGGTGTATTCTCTGCAATTCTGTCTGGTATTTCGACAGCTTTCAACTTTTTGGCCGGAGTTTTACGTTTTATTCAGCCAGCAATCGATTTGCTGGCACAAGGATTTCGGGCAATTGCACCGGCGGCAACAGTGGTCGCGAGTTGGATTGGCAAACTGGTTGGCTTGTTCGGCGGCATGGGTGGCGCAGCATCGATGCTCAAGTCAGTTGCGGGCGCGGCTTTCAATGGCATTAAATCAGCTGTTTCCGTGGCTGGAAGTGGCATTTCCGCAACTGGCGGCATCATCAAAATTATTTGGTCAGGTTTGAAGACTGCGGCGACTGGGCTGAAGGGTGTCGTGGTTGCGGCTTGGAACTTGATCAAGTCAGGAATTTCAGTTGCCGGAAAAGGCGTGACTGCAGCCGGAAATGGCATCAAAACTGCATGGGCTGGATTGAAAGCCGCAGCGGGAACGTTACGAGCTGGTATTTCAGCGGCATGGTCAGGCGTCACTGGTGCTGTTCGAGTTGCGAAAACGACCATTAGTGGCATTGTCGGTTCAATCAAAAGTATTTTCGCTGGCCTTGGACACATTAGTCTGCGGGGGGCTGGTGAGGCTATTATGAATGGCTTTGTCGGCGGTTTGAAATCTGTTTGGGAAGCTGGCAAGAAATTTGTCAGCGGAATTGCCAACTGGATCAAAGAACACAAAGGGCCGATCAGTAAAGATGCTAAGTTGTTGATCCCTGCAGGTAACGCCATCATGGGAAGTTTGAATAATGGACTTATCGCAGGATTTTCTTATGTGAAAAAGAATATTGGCGGAATGGCCGGAACCCTTGCAGATTTGATGTCATTTGACAACTTCGGATCCGGTCAATATTCAGTGGTTAAACAAACCGTGGCAAGTAGTTCTACACAACCAAAACCACAAGTCTTCACACAATCAGATGATGCAGGTGAGGACAATCGCGTGATTGAAATCCACGTTAATGCCTATCTGGATAAGAAACAACTGACTCGTGAAATTGCATCGCCGATTAGAGTTGAACTTAATCGAATTGATCGCACAATTAATCGCAGTAAGGGGATACGTTGATGCTGAACTGGAAATTTAATGATGTCGAAATTAGCGACTACATGATCGTGACTGGAATTCAGCGAAACATTGGCCAAAATCGCGCAGTCACTTTGAAAAAAGTGGGAAATACAAATGGCAAAGTGCTCAGCGCGGTTTCTGCGGATGAAGGCAAAATCGTTGTAACGGGCGCTATTGTTAATAATCTCCCAGCGAAACGGCGCTCGTTGGCCGCAATCTTTACCACAAATGAGCCAGTCAAGTTATGGTTCGCGGATGAACCAGGTATCTACTACCTTGCCATGGTCGACGGTCAAGCCACATTAGATGATCAACTTCGGTACGGAACCGCAGATATTACGTTTGTAGTACCAGATGCTATGGCACATTCGCTTGATACAAAGACCTATTCGACGCCGGATGCCGATGGAAACATCGTCGTCCTTAATAATGGTACTGCACCAGTGTATCCAGTGATTACCGCGACAATGAGCGCGGAAAACGGCCTAGTTGCGTTTGCGACAGACACGGGTGGTGTACTTCAGTTTGGCAATCCCGATGAAGTCGACGG